GATGCGGCGTCCGGAGCTACCGGCTACCAGGTGGAGTGGCGGCGCAACGATGGCGAGTGGGTGAGCGCCGGTCGGACGCCGGGCCTTTCGCTCGACGTGGAGGGCATCTACACCGGCTCGTATGTTGCGCGGGTGCGTGCCATCAGCCCTGGTGGCGTGGTGTCGATGCCAGCCTTGTCGGCGGCGACGGACATCCTCGGCAAGACGGGCGCGCCACCGGTAGTGGCCACGTTCACGGCGACACCGAAGGTCTGGGGCATCCATCTGGAATGGAGCTTCCCGGCGGGCACCGACGATACCCAGCGCACGGAAGTGTGGCGTTCCAAGACCGCCAACCTGCAGGACGCCACCAAGATGGCGGACCTGGCGTATCCGCAGAATTCGCTGGAGATCGATGGGCTGGCGGCGGGGGCGGCGTTCTACTTTTGGGTGAGGTTGGTCGACAAGACCGGGAATGTTGGTACGTTCTATCCCGATGGTGCGGGCTTGCTGGGCCAAGCCAGTACTGATGCGGCCGACTATGAGCCGGTGATCACGAGTTTGATCGAGCAAACCCAGCTTGGGCAGGAAATCTTGCAAGGCGTGAAGCTCGCCACCCCCGACATGGCCGGCGACGCCGACGAATGGGCAGGTGACAGCTTGCGGTACGCCGGCACGTGGTCCTTGCTCGATGCCGTGCAGGATGGTGATCGTGCCATGGCCGAGCGAGTCGACCTGGTTCAAGCCACGGTGGACGATACAAGCGCGGCGGTGCAGCAGGCCTCGCAGGCCGTCGTGGATCTTAGTGGCAAGATCACTGCGACCTGGACCGTGAAATGCCAGGTTACAGCGGACGGGCACATCTATGGCGCAGGCATGGGGCTGGGAGTGGAACAGCAGCCCGACGGCTCATATCAATCACAAGTGTTGTTCCAAGCCGATCGCTTTGCCGTCATCAATACGGCCAATGGCCAAGTCACTACACCGTTCGTCATCCAGAACGGACAGACCTTCATCAAACAGGCCTTGATTGGCGATGGCTGGATCACCAACGCCATGATCGGCAACTTGATTCAGTCCAGCGCCACAGATAGTACAGGCAACCCCCTATGGAAGCTGGATAAGGCTAACGGCCTGGTGATGCGGGGCTCGAACGGATCGGGTCGAACGGAGGTCGACGGCAAAGGCGGTCGCGTATACGACGCGAACGGAGTGTTACGTGTTCGCTGGGGAGTATGGGACTAATGCCATATGGAATGCAGGTGTGGGATGCCAATGGGTCTCCCGTATTTGATCTGACCGATAGGCTCACGCGCTTGGTCAGCGTCATCCAAGTACCCGTGGGAACCAGCGGTCAGTTACAGCTCCCCGAAGGCTCCGCCTGGTGGTACAGCACACCGAATGGATCAGCCTCTCGCGCCGGCTCTGCCTACTCACCGCTTATTACCGTGAATAGCAACAATCTGCTCAGTTATGGACCAAATGCAATCTATGGATCCGGGCAGGTGGATTGCACTTTAGTCGCGGGAGTGTACTGATGAGCGCGGGCATCGAAGTGCGCAACAACGGCGGCAACCTCGTTATTGACGGCACATACAAGAACTTGGTGCTCATAAACAAGGGAACAACGACCACTACCACCGTGATTGACCAGTTCTCGTATGTAACCATCAACCTCAATGGGCTAACAGGTTACCCGGTTGTCGCAGTGCAATCCGCCAGCGGCGCATGGGCCACAGTACAAGCATATGCCAACGGAGGCGCCACGATAGACATCGTTGCCCGCGGAGGCGCTGGAACAACTATCACCTACTTTGTGTTCGCGTTGCCGACCACTGCAGTCAATGCGGGTGGCTTCCAGATATTCGATGCGAGCGGTCTGCTGGTGTTCTCCGCAGGACATCACTACATGCGAGTAGCCGGCTCTCTTACCGCGCACGCTGGGCCGGGCTCACCCGATGCTTCTCTTACCCTTCCGGCCGGAAAGGCATATGCGGTATTTCAGACATCCCCCATGGCCTATTCGAAGAATGTCTCTAACCAGAACGACTGGTACCTCTATTCCATGCGGGGCTGCTTTGCCATAAACGGCAATTTGGTTACCAAAGTATGGGGCGAGTTCCAGATCTCACATTGGGGAAGCACTATTCCTCCTTTCTATGATCAAGCCGCGACCGGCTTTGTACTGGATGTAAGCGGATATTAGCTCCCTCGACAGCACGCTCAGAAAATCGATCTCACTCAAATCGCACAGGCACAGGGAACCATGGCACAGCAACTCATCAATCTCGGAACGCCACCCTCGGGTTCCGGCGGCGACACCATCCGCACCGCGCTCACGAAGTGCGACGCCAACTTTTCCGATATCTACGGGCAGGTCGGCAGCAAGATGGCGAGCACTGTCTTCACCACGAACGTCGATGCCAATGCAGCCATGCCTTGTGGAAGCTACGGGTCTTATGCGGAAGGCGCTGCCAATGCACCCGAAAAGAGCGGCGTGCTATTGCACTTCATCGGACCCACCGATGGTTGCCAGATCTGGCAGGGATTCGGCAGCGGTCGCATATATCATCGGCAGCGTTGGGGCGGCAACTGGTCGACTTGGTACCAGATCTGGACATCCGCCAGCACGACGGTCGATGCCAACAACTTCATCAAGAAGGCCTGATATGCAGACAATCGTCACTGCCGCATTCAATCTCCTGGAAGACGGGTCGATCCTTATGCAGGGTGATCACGCGCCTGGCGTAAGCGGACCGAAAAAATTCGGTGAGCTGTGCATCGAGACCTGTCGCATCGGCTGCGGGCACTACGAAGTGCGAGCGCCATCCATCGCGCTTCCGGACGGCTGGAAAGCCACCATCTACCGCGATGAGAATGACGAGCCGACGCTTCGCCTTCAACTACAGGAACGCGAAGGCGTCCTCACCGTATTGGCCACGGATCCCGTGGGTGGCGAACCCAAGGACATCGTGCATATGCTGACGCTGCGTGTCGCCGTACCGTCGGGCTGAGAAGCGCCCCATCGGCCCCACCCTTGCTCCCATTCGAGAGCGCGTTTTCCCAGAGCTCATAACATGACGCGCCCCAACCCACGAGCCGCCTGAATGGCGGCTCTATCTTTTTGGTATCTGCCAATGGCACAGCAGCACATCAGTCTCGGCAACCAGCCCGATGGAAACGATGGCGATACGAATCGCATCGCCTGGGGCAAGGCGGAATCGAACTTCAATGAGATCTATGGCAGCGCACTGAGCGCACCGTCGTTCAGAAATCTGCTCATCAACGGCAACTTCGACATCTGGCAGCGGGCCACCTCGTTGCCGTCGGCCGTCATCGGCCAGCGCTATTGCGCCGATCGCTGGCTGACGCAGTCTGGCGGCGGCTCGGCGAACAGCGTGGCTCAGCAGCTGGTGACTCTGGGCGACACCAGCTTCTCTTCCAATCCTCGTTATTACACGCGGGTTGGCGTGACGTCGGGTGGAACAACCGGCTCGTATGCAACCTTGTCGCAGAAGATCGAGGGCGCGCAGCGGCTTTCCGGCCGGCAGGCCATGCTGTCGTTCCTGTGTCGCACGGATGTACCCAAGAAACTGGGCATCGAAATCGAAGTCCAGTATGGCTCCAGCGGCTCGTCGCCCAACGACAGCTTTCCGCAGGGACCACTGCTGGATATCGGCACGGTGTTCCGCCGCTATGTCGTCCCCATCACTGTGCCCGCCCTGACCGGGAAGACGATTGGCAGCGGCAACGACTCGACAGCTCTGCATTTCTGGCTGGACTCTGGAGCCACTTACGCCGCGCGCAGCAGTGGCCTCCCCTACCAGAGCGGCTGGTTCGAGTTCGCCGAAGTGCAGTTCGAACTGGGCGCCATCGCGACCGCGTTCGATCCGCGCCCAGCCGTCCAGGAGCTCGCGCTGTGCCAGCGCTACTTCGAGCGCAGCTATGACCTCGGCGTCGCCACCGGCACCAGGAATGCCAATGGCTCCGTCGTTGCCTATATGACCGGTGTCCCAGCCGCACAATACAAGGTGGGGAGCATGGCCTACTTCAAGACCACGAAACGGGCTACGCCCCTGGTGACGCCGTATGGGTACGCCACAGGGACTCCCGGCATGATGACCGACGGCAGCGGCATCGACACATCCGCCTCACTGAGCGTTGTCGGCACCGGATCGTTCTATATCTTTGCTTCGACCAGCGGCAGTACTACCACGCCGAACACCAGCGCGCACTGGACCGCTGACGCGGAACTTTGATTGCTGTCCGCCATCATTTTTTGGCTACATCTCCCAGATCGCTTATGACCATCCAGATCATCAATCTAGGTACTCCTCCCAAGGGAGCGGACGGCGACACCAATCGCACCGCTCTGGACAAGTGCAACTACAACTTCACCGATCTCGACGGCCGCGTCACTACCGCTCAAACCACGGCCAACAGCGCAGGCCAGGCCGCGAATATCGCCAAGACGGCCGCCGACACCGCCAAGGCAACGGCGGATACCGCCAAGGCCACCGCCGACCTTGCTCTGACCAGCTCCAACCCGGTCTTCCTCGGCAGCATCGGCAAGACCGGGGTTTACCAACAGTTCTCTTACCGCGTATCGAATACCGGAACCGATCGCGGCATCGGCGGCTCCTGGCCCGAGTGGACGCAGAACCGCACGCCAGCCCTGCAGCTCGACGCGATGAACAACGTCTGCGCCTACATGCTGGCCCGCGCAACTCATTGGGGTGTACGCCATCTGGCGGCCATCGATGTCTATGAAGGCGGATCCGGAACCTCGGCACCGCAGCTGCATATGCATGTGGGCAGCACGCAAAACGCCTTCCAGTTCCTCGAAGGCGGCAACGCCGTCTTTGCTGGCACCTTGACGCAGAATTCCGACTATCGGATCAAGCGCGATGTCGTCGGCATCGACCCTGCGATGGCCGCATCGAGCCTGCGCTCCGTGCGCCCCGTCGAATACAGGGACGACCGGGAACCGGAGGACGCTGCGCGTCGTGCGGGCGTGATCGCCCATGAACTGGCGGAGCCTTTTCCCCTGCTCGTCGAAGGCGTCAAAGACGCGGTGCGCCGGTCTGTGCGCCTCGAAGGCGATACGACTCCCTATGAGCCCGGCACGGAACCCGTCGGCTACAAGCCGCCAACGCAAGTCGCCTACGACGAACCGGTGCTGCAGAACGTCAACTATGTCGGCCTGCTTCCCTACGTCATTGCCGCGTGGAAGCACACCGACGATCTTCTGCAGCGGGCCATGGCACGTATCGCCGTGCTCGAACAACGGCCATGACCCGGCCGGGGCCGAACGCACTGGCATTGCCGCCTCGCTCCCGCTAGCTTGTGCAACCTACTTGGCACCGGCTTCGTGCGGCGCCTATTGCACAAGGACGTCGCATGCTCCATCCCGCCCAGCGCTCCAATCTCCCCTGGCTCGCCGCCATCACCTCCATGCTGGTGGTGCTGGTCTGGCATTGCCTCACCTTCGGCATGATGGTGCTGCGCGCGCCGTCGGACAACGAGCAGATTCTCTCCTTCGTGGCGATGACGATCAGAACGGTCGGCGAAGGCGTGCTGGTGCATGGCGGGTTGGCATTCCTGGTCGCGCAGTGGCGCGGCGAGCGGAGTCAGGAATGGGCGTTCCGGCGGCCGCTGCTGCTGGCGGGGGTGTTCGCCGGCGGGCTGCTGGTGTGGAGCCTGTTGGCGATGTTCCTGTACCAGGGCCTGTTCCTGCTGATGGGGCCGGAGCAGATGGGCTCCTGGCTGCGGATCTGGATGTTCGTGCTGGGTCTGGTCATCGCCCCGCTGCAGGTGTGGTCGTCATGGCGCCTGGCCCTGCTGGTGTGCCGCGAGGATGCGATCGCGACGCCTCCGCAATCGGGCCTGCGCTTGCGGGCGGCGGGACTGGCGGCATGGATGCAGGCAGCGGGCACGGTGCTCGGCGTGTCGATGCTGTTGCCACTCGCCAATGCCTTCGACGCGTATTCGCCGGTGGTCTGGCTGAGCAGTTGGGCCGGGGCGTTGCTGGCCGGCGCGTTGGCTTTCGGCGGCGCGTGGCTGGCATTGCCGCGCCACCTGTCGCGCCTGCGCGCAGGCAGGCTGCTCGGCGCCGGCGTACTGACTTTCGTGTTCGCCTATGCGTTGGCAGTCGGTGTAGGCGTCGCGGCGCTGGTGTTGGCGCTGGGTGGCCAATCGATGGACCAGACTGCAGCCATCGTGCTGATGGTGATGCTGGGCGTGCTGCCGCTGCTGGGGATGTTCGGTTTCCAGTGGCTGTGGACGCGCGTGCTGTATTCGAAGATTCGGCGCGCACTGACGACCTGAGCGGCCTCGCCGACAGCATGGCCTGGTGGTTCCAGGCCAGCGTTACGTCCTTCCAAACCGCTTCACTATAGGCAAGTCCGGCGCGACGCAGCTTGCGTTAGCTACGGCTGCAGCCCAGACATTTGCTTTCTCGGCCTCCCGGCCTCTAGCCGGAACGCGGCCTCCTCGTCATGCCTCAAGCTCATGGCGATTCCACTGCACTCAACTCATTGGCTGCCTCATGAGCAGCATCACAGGAAGCGTTACCATGCCTCAGCAACACATCAACCTTGGCACCCAATCCGACGGCATAGACGGCGACACCAATCGCGTCGCCTGGCAGAAAGCCGAAGCCAACTTCAGCGAGCTGTATGCCTACACGCCCGATGTCAGCACCTTCAAGAACAGAATCATCAACGGCAGTTTCGATTATTGGCAGCGCGGCACCAGCTTCTCCTCCGGCGGATACAGCGCCGACCGTTTCCTGCTCCAGCAGACGGGAACCACGATCGGCGCCTCGAGGCAAACCTTTGCGACCGGCCAATCCGCGGTGCCGGACAATCCCTCCTGCTACATGCGCTGCGCCGTCACCTCCGTGGCAGGCGCAGGCAATTCTGGCTACTTGGCGCAGCGCATCGAAAGCGTGGCCGCGCTGGCCGGAAAGCGAGTCACCGTGTCGTTCTACGCCAAGGCGGATGCTGCAAGGAGGATCGCGCTCGAGGCCACGCAGATGTTCGGTAGTGGCGGCTCGGCTTCGGTCAATGGCATCGGCGTCACCAGTTTCAATCTGACCAGCGGCTGGCAGAAGTTCTATGCAACCTTTGACATACCGCCCCTGGGTAACAGCACGATCGGGCCAAACGGTGACGATTTTCTGCAGATTGCGCTGTGGATGGATGCCGGAAGCAACTTCAACGCGAGGACGAATTCGCTTGGCCAGCAATCCGGCACCTTCGACTTTGCTCAGATCCAGCTCGAGACCGGCGATGTAGCAACGTCCTTCGACGTGCGGCCACAGGCCATCGAACAACAGCTGTGCAACCGCTACTGCTATGCATTCAAGGCGGCCATTGGCACCGGCATTGGCGTGGGCACGCAGCACAGCTCCACTAATACATTCGTACCCCTGCCGCTCCCAACCGCCATGCGGACATCGCCCTCGATGAGGAGCCTGGGATCACCCATCCGCTGGAGCGGTGCGGCATCCAGCACGAGCGACCCCTCGCTGGGTGTGATCAATCCGGGACTCGTATGCCTTATTTTTTCAGTGTCCGGAGGCACGCAATGGTCCAGTGGCTATGCGGCATCGATTGGAGGTTCACTCAATCTGGTCATGGAAGCGGAGCTGTAAGGATCTTCGGCAGCTCAATCGGACGCATGCAGGCGCCGCTTCAGATCAACCTCTCCGCCTCCAACTCACTCTTCAAATAAGCGTAGTAAATCGGCGCCGCCACCAGCCCTGGCAACCCAAACGCTGCCTCCACCACCAGCATCGCCACCAGCAGCTCCCAGGCACGCGAGCGGATCTGCGTCCCCACGATGCGCGCGTTGAGGAAGTACTCCAGCTTGTGGATCAAGATGAGAAAACCCAGCGCCGCCACGCCCACGCCCAGCGATACCGACAGGCCGGCGATGGTGATGGCGGTGTTGGAGATCAGGTTGCCGATCACCGGCAGCAGGCCGACGATGAAGGTGATCACCACCAGGGTCTTGGCCAGCGGGATGTGGAAGCCCATCAGCGGCATCACGCCGAGCAGGAAGATGGCGGTGAATACCGTGTTGATCAGCGAGATCTTGATCTGCGCGAACACGATGTTGTGGAACGCCTCGGCCAGGCGCTGGCAGCGCAGGCCGAGCGCGGCGGCGAGCGGGCCGACCTGGTGCGCGGGGCGCGTGCGGCTGAGCGCGACGATGCCGCCCAGCACCATGCCGATGATGATGTGCACCAGCACGCGCGCGGTTTCCTTGCCCAGCGACTGCAGGCTCACCGAGTGCTTGTGGGTCAGTTCCAGCGCCATCACGCGCAGTTCGTCCACGCTGTCCGGCAGCCAGCCCACGATCGAGG